CATGGGGGTTGCGGATTTCCTTCTGCATCAGATGGATTTGTGGGCGCATCAATGTCTCCGCAAATGTGAGAAGGGGCGACCGAAGCCGCCCCAACTCGTTCCTATCAGGTCGCTTCCGGCGCGTGCGGCCGGTTGACCATCACCTGCACCGTAGTTACTGCCGGCGAGGTGTTCGACGCGGCAACCGCGATTACCGCGCCTTCCACGATCAGACCGGTCGCAGCAGCAACAGCGAGGCCGGCGGTCGCGCCGAGCGCTGCACCTGCGGCAAACGACGTGGCCGCTGCCTTTGCCAACACCGCAAGGCCGGAAATCTGATACCAGCCCTTGGTGGAACCAACAGTCGCGGCGGTGGCGATCGCCAGCGGGGAAGGTGTCCCGATGGCAATGGACGCAAGCGCCGACTGAAAGGCCACGTTGTAGGTGACGACAGAGCCGGCAACCGTCGACGTGACACCCTTGAGGTAGATGAACTCGCCGGCCCCGTAATCGGGGTCGACGGCGGTGATGATCGTGCCGAGCGGCGTCACATCGTTGTAGGCGTCGTCGGTGACGACATCGCCGATGGCGGGAAAGCCCTGCCCAACGGAAATAGGACGGAAGGTCATGTCGTTGATCCTTGTTCGAAAGATTGGGGAAGAAGCGGGCCGAAGCCCGCCCCGTTAGGACGCGGTGTCGCTGTCGTAGAAGCGGGCGTTGAAAAGCGGGTTCACTTGAGTCAACTCGCCCATCCACCCGATATACTGCGCGATGGCGTCCTGATTGATCGGCTTCTGGCCGTCGCCCTCGAACAACTTGTCGAAGTTGCGGTTCTCGTTGTAGCGAATGCGGAACGAGTCCGTATTGAGGAAGAAGGTCGTATCGGCCGGCATAGCCGACCCCTTGCCGCCTGCCAGGACAATCTCGGCGCGGCGACCCGCCCCGACATATTCCAGCGTGGTGAAGCCGAGCTTGCCCAGCCCGCTCTCGTTCGTGATGCGCTGGATCGCCACCGTGGCCGCGTCGTAAGCCGCATAGTGCTCCGGCGAGGCGATGATGAGGTCCGGGGCGCGATTGCCGCGAACGAGCTGCGTCATGATGCTGGCATACATCGGACGGATCGTGGTCGAAGAGACCTGCGTGCCGATGGACGAGAAGTCCGTATCGGCGTCGAAGGTCTGCGTGCGCCAGATCGCGTGATCGACACGGCTGATGCCGCCATAGGTGCCGGCGTTCTCCACGATGGGAACGGCGATGCCGAGGCCACCGATTTCCTTGCCGCCGTTGCCGATGCCGTCCGAATAGAGGGCCGTATCCCAGCCATCCTTCAGCGCGCGCTCGGCCGCATCGATGTATTCTTCCATCACGTCGAAGACCTGATTTTCGCCTTCGTTGTTCAGGATTTCTTCCATCGTGAGCGTGATCGGGACGACGCACATCTTCGGCGTGAAGTATGCGTCGTTGAACAGCTCAATCGGCGGGTTGTCGAGGTAATCATATCCACTGTACCACTGTAGGTCTGCCTTGTCGATCTGCAAGGTTTGGCGGATGCGCGGGCCGGAATAGGACTTCCACAGACCTTTCCGCTTGAGAACGGCGGACAGCGCGTTGTTGTTGGACACCAGGTCTTCGTAGCTCGTGGAACGCTCTTCCAGAGCCATCGAGAGCACCTGCTGATAGTTCACAGTGGTGTTGATAGCCATTGACGTTGATCCTGATTAGGACGCGCGGGCCGCAGCGCGGCGTAGGCTGTCCTTGATTGAGGGAACCGGACCTTTTGGCCGCGAAGACGGGTCTGAGCCGTTGGCGGGCGCGCCGGATATGGATTTCTGCCCTGCCGGGTTGAGCGGTTTGGGCTGGGGAGCGACGGATGAGGCCGCTTGGTTAGCCGGAGCGAACCCGAACTTGCGGGCGCGTTCCTCAACGTCCGCGACTGCCTGATGATAGGCGGAGTCGGGATCGTATCCCTGTTTGACGTAGGCCGTGACTTCCGCCCTCAGATCCTCGAAATGCGGCTTGTCAGAGGCCCATTCCGCGAGAGTGCGCTCGTCCGAACTCGTCTTGTATTCCTGAACGATCGGTTTGAGGCCGGTCAGTTCCTGCTTCATGGTCGCCAATTCCTGCTTGAGGCTGGCGATGGTCTGGTCCTGCCCATAGCGGGCTTCGTCGGGGTTCTGATTGAGGATGTGGGTCGCCACGGCGTGCAGCGAAATGCCGAAGTGGTCCGCGACCTTCTGGAAACCCTGCATCGGGTCGCGGGCGAAGACATCCTCGAACTCGCGCACCTTCTGGAGCGACTGAGCGAGGTCGCCGCCGTTCTGGCGGGCCAGTTCGTCGTATTGGCGGACCTTCTCGTAATTCTCGGCGTCGGCCTTGTATTTCTGATGCCCTGCCTCAAGCTCGCGAATGGCACGATGGACTTCGGCCTTCACCGGGTCGGGCGCCGTCTCCCATGCGGCCTTGGCATCGGGCGAGAACCGCGACGGGGCTTCGCGATGCGGCGAAGTATCGGCGGGCTTCTGGACCGGCTGGACGGGCTGTTGTGTGGCGTCCTGTGCCTGTTTCGGGACGAATTTTCCGGTCGGGTCACGCTCGGCTGTCGGTTTCGCTGGTTCCGCCTTGGCCTCCGGCTTGTCCGTGGGCTTCTCGGCTGGCTTCTCGACCGTCTTGGCCGCTTCCTTGGCCTTCACCTGCTCCGCAGCGTTGCGAATGGCGTCACGGGCCGATTTAACGGGTTCGGGTGGGGCTTCCTTCTGCGGGATCTGAGAGCCGAGAGGGCTGTTTGGAACGGGCGCGTCAACGTTGATCGGCACACCTTCGGCAGGCGCGTCGGCGCCGCCGGCGAAAGCTTCGTCGGTCATAGGATTTCCTTCTGAAGGAAGTGCGGGGTAGTAGTTTCGGCCTGTCAGCCGTTCTTCACGCGGTTAGCTGCCTTCCGCACCGCGTCACGGATTGCCTTGCGGTCTGGTTCCGCCTTTGGCTTGGGAACATTGCGAGCCGGGTCATTGCCGACCTCGGTATATCCGTTGGCCTTTGTCACCCGGCGAAACGACGACTTGGATTCGTAGGTCTGCCCGTCACAAGGATGCACCACGGCGTCCATGTGGTCGGTGATGATCATCGGCACGGGCAGATCGGAACGCTTTCCCGTCTCCTGCGGGATGCGGCGATAGACCTGCCTGCCGTCGCCCACGTCGAACCATGCGTAGCTCATCGGAATACTCAATTCTTACGGGTTGCTGCCGCCCGCCGTGGGGACTAATAGTTTGCGCCCGCACACTCAGGAGTGATGGATGTCATGCGACTAGACGAACTGCTCCGCCATATCGCGACCGTTGGTGAGTTGCGAAGTCAGGCTCGACGGCAACGTCGAGCCTGACTTCGCAACCATCATGCACAATGCGCTCGACCTGGGACTTATCGTCAGAACCGGCTTCGACCCCGACCTCGCATTCGAAGGCTACATGCTCACAAATTCAGGTCGGCGCATGATTGGAATGCAGGAGCACGGCATGTTTCGCGACCTGTTGATCAAGTTAGGGTTTGCCCGCGAAATCCTTATAGAGCCCCATACATAATCAGCACCCATGCCGAGCCGTTATACATAACCATGCACCACGTATTTGTGGCGAGGTTCTTCAGCCCCCCAATGCTGAGGTTGAATGCACCTGCGCCTGTTCGCGCGAAGATGAAGAACGAGCCATTGATCGCGTTTGTAGTCGATAGCGTCACGGCTCTATCTGCGGTCAGCGTTCCCGTGTGGACATCTACCGCCAGACTTTGCAGGGGAGTGCGTGTGAAATCGTTGTCCCCGGTCGTGGTGAATATCGTGAAGTTAGGGATGTGCCTCCAGAGATTTCCCGTGCCGGAGTAAGCCAGGCTCGCGCCGCCGCCCGCATCGCTCATGTAGGCCAGTTGCCCGACCGGCGGAGATGCCGGGAGGGTGGCTACGTTGAAGCTCGGCAATTGGCCGGCTTCCGTTGTCGTGGCCGTCAGCGTCGTTGAACGGTGGATGTTGACGTTCTGGCCAACTCGCAATTTTGCAACGGTGATGCAGGCGATGTCACGAAGGGTCGCGCCCGCCGCAGTGTTCCCGTCAACGGTGGCTTCCGCTACGCCATACAGGGCAACGGCAGCGCCAGTAAAACCATCTAGCGCCGAGGCTGACGTAGCTATGTTAGCCATCGCATTGCCTTGGACAGCAACCGTTCCGGTTCCACAGACGCCAATACCGCCCTGCTTGCTTTCGTTAATCGTGTTCCCGCTAATGTCGCCGACTTTGAATGCGGCAGCGGTCGTCAGGGATGCCGACGAAAGCAGTGCCCCAGTCGTGTTCGTCGGGCGGACCACGATGGCGGACGACCAGACGCCAACCGTATTGGTCTTTGTAAGCTTGTTCCCCTTCACCGCATAGTTGTCGATGTAGCAGTGGTGATCGCTAGACGAATATACGATGATGCCAGGACCGCCGGTCCTGTTGATGTGGTTCCCGTCAATGAGCAGGCTGCGCGCGAAGCAGATCATGCCACGGTAAGCCGTGTCTCCAAGCGTGTTGCCCGCCACAATTGCCGTAAGGGACGGGACAGCCAACTGATACGTATCGTCTACACCGGCGGCAAGCGCATCCGCGACGGTGATCTGAATTTCAGTTGATGTCTGTGCATCGATGGAGACAATCCGCGTTTCGACGGAGAGAAGCCGGTCAGCATCGAAAATCTGAATGAAATCACCAACGGCAAGGGTCAGAAGAAACGCCTTGGTAGCTGTCAACTGTGTGGCGCTATCGCGAGAGACGATGTTGAAGCACACGCTTCCCACAGCCAAGCTGTCATCGCCAGTGAAGCTGACCTCGGTGTTTTCAATGCGCGTGTTCAAACAGCTTTTGATGTGCCACCCGTCAGCATTGAGGGCGAACGGAACACGATCCGCCGGATTTGGAGCGATGCGAGCGCCGTCGATGTGAACCGATCCGCCCTTGTTGACATAGACGCCCATTCCTGCGGCGTCCTCAATCAGGAGATTGGGGCCGACGTAGAGATCGCCGATGTCGTTGGCAGCGAAGAAGTGCGCGTCATATTTGCGGTGGACGAAAACAACATCCTGACCGGTCGTCGGCAGGGTGAGTGTCGCGCCCGTGATGTCGATCCGGTATGTCATGCCGTTCTGGACGGCGATGGGCAAGCCATCCAAGTCAACTTCTGGAGCGTAGTAGAACACCCCATCCAGGCGCTTGTCGGTATAGGATTTCCCGACCATTACATACGAAAACGTCGGCACCCAATCGGCGGTTATGTCGATATAATTCCCCGCCGAGACCGCAGTAACTACGCCAGTCACATAAGGTCGATTCGTGTAGCGGTAGGTGATCCCGTCGATGTGGATTCGCGAGCTTTTGCCGAGCGCGACAGCGCGCACGAAATGCGAGTATTCTGTCACATCCACGCCGTCGTGATAGATGTTGGCACCATTGCCCGTGATCCGAATGTCAACACCAGCAGTCGATAGGCCGAGGACGTGCCGACCACCAACGCCCGATCCGCTAGAATCCTCTACGTGATAGTCGCCAGCCTTCTTATCGAAGAACATTTCGCCGAATCCGCGCGATTCGATGACTTCACCGATAGCGACGATCGCCTGCGTTGCAGTCGTGGCGTGGGCGGTCATCACCCGCGCTACCGGATAGAACGGGCCTTCAATCTCCCACCAGCCACCATTACCAGAGCTAACCGTGCCGTTCGGCAAAAACCGATCGGTGGAACGGAATTTGAGGTCATGCGTCGGCTCGGATGTGGTGCGGACATACGTCATGTCGGCCACGGTTGCCTTCATCGCAGTCTGCGGTAAGGCGCTTGATGCCGAGAGCGCTACAGTCTCGAAGATGCTGTTAGCTATCGAAGCTGCGGATATTCTCATCTCACCACTCCGTCGCCGTGAACTTCTGGCCCGTTGTGGCACCGACGATCGACACGGCGCGGCTGGTGCTTACGGAAAACGTCGAGCCCGCCGTCACGCGGTAGCTGCCTGCGGTATCGGCAGCGGCAGTTCCGCCGGCCTCATTGATCCAAAGATCGCCGGCTGAAATGTTCTGTCCGGTAAGACCACGGCGCTCGGCGTTCGCGGCAGCGAGAGCCTGCGCTGTGCCGCCAAGAGTGATGGTTCCCGAACAGTCGGTGCCGCTTGTAAGCGGGATTCCGGCAAGACCGTCCGAACCATAAGTGCCTACAACCGTGACCGGCAATCCCTGAGCTGCCATTAGACCTGTCCTCTTTGCATCGCCGACTGCTCATTGAGCGCGGATTTCTGTTGGAACGCCTGTTCGTTGTGCTGTGCCGACTGTTCGGCCTCGCGGTTCTTGATCTCGGCCTGTTGCGTGGCGCTCTGGACCTGGATTGCCGCCTGCTGTTGCTGGGCCTGTGCGTCGATCTGTGCGCTCTCACGCTTGATCTGGAGTTCGGCTTCTTTGGCCTGCAATTCCATCCGCAGCTTTGCCATCTCCAGTTCGCCCTTTTCGCGATCACGTTCCATCTGCGCCTGAAGCTGGGCCATCTTGGCTTCGTTCTCCTGCGCCTTGAACCCGGCCTCCTGCTCCTGAGCCTTGGCATCGGCCGCCATCTTGGCCTGTTCCATCTGCTGCTTGGCCTGAAGCTCCTGCTGCTTCATCTGCATCTCGGCCTGGATCTTCTCCTGCTCGGGATTGGGCTGCGGCTGGGAGGCCATCGCGGTCATCTGCTCGACCGCTTCATCGATCTTGCCTTCCAGCTCACGACCGGCACGGAACGGCGCCAGCGCGAACTTGAGAATCTCGCCCACCAGAGGCGCAAAGCCAGGAATACCGATCAGCGGCTGGAACTGCTGCATCGTCCCACCCAGCGCCGTCGTGAACTCGGTTCGGGCTTCCTTCTCTGCCTGCTCGTCGGGCTGGATGGTCGAATCCGTCTCGATGTCCAGCACGAACGGCCGGGTTTTTTCATCCCGCAGGAACTTGAGCACGCCCTCTCGCGTCGGCGTCTCGTTGGCCTTGGCAATCTCAGCCTTGGCCTTTTGAACGATCTCCTGCTGCACTTTTTGCGCCATCTGCTGCGCTTGCTGGGGGTTGGCCTTGGCCTGCTCGACCGTCTTGGGGTCGGCCATCGCTTCTTGCAGCTTTTGATTGACCTCTTGCTCGGCATTCTGTTCGATGCCCTTGACCTGTTTGGCAATGTCCGCCTTGGTCGGGATTTCCATCTGTGCCATGTCGATGAGCGTCGAGTCATCGAAGTTTTCGGCCATGATCTCGGCGCCGAGACGCACCATGTCGCGGGCGATCCTGACCAGTTCCGATTGCTTGTCGCGGATGCGGACCGAGCCGTATTGCGCCTTCAGGTTCTGCGCGGTGGCCGTCTCGTCCTTCTCGGTCGAGCCGCGCATGATGTCCGACAGGCCCATGATCTGATACACGTCGTCAATCACCTGCCGGCGAAGCTCGACAAGCTGGACGATGGTATTCGCGATCATCTCAACCGGAAGCCAGATGATCGGGTCGCCCGTCGTGCCGAACGCGGCCCAATTCGAGATCGGCACCAGCATCTTGCGGTTGTCGTTGGTCTTGACCGCCGTTTCTATGGCCTCGCCGATCTCACCCGCGCCGGGATAGAAGCCCTTGACCTGGATAGCCTCGCCCAGCGCATGAATGCGGGCCGTAAGCTGGTTCACCTCCTCAAGCTGGTCCTTGTAATACAGCATGTCCGGGACGGGGATGAGCGAGCGGCGCTGCGTCGTGGCATAGGCAGGCTTGGGGCACGGAAAGAAGCCTTCCAGCTTCAAGTGCGGCTTATCCTCCTCAAGCACCTTGTCGACGCCCTCGGTGACCCATACGACCTTGTTCTCGGTCCGGGACCAGATTTCCCACACCTCGATCTGCTGGACAGAGTTGGCAGCACCGCGGTTCTTGTCGTCCTTGCGGACATTGGCCGCGCCCTGCCCTTCGAACTCAGGGAAGCGCTTGTCGAACTTCTTGCGTGTGAGATAGGCACGACGGGCAACCCAGCCGACCTCTGACCACTTGCGGGCCGGATCGTGCAGGAAGTCCTTGCGGTCTACATGCTCGTAGCAGACCTTTTCGTCCTTCTCCTCGCTCTCATAGCGCACCCATGCAACGCCTCTGGCCTGAATTGCCAGGTCATCGCGGATGAGGCGCATCGTCTCGTCAATGTTGGCGAGATCGAACGAAACGATGGTGACGCGCTCCAGAAGCTCGGATGCGGTCTGATACAGCCGGCGACGGTCCTTGAACTTCGGCGTCACCACGGGCACGGGAGGGCGGGCATAGATCGACGGACCAAGCACCTGCACATTGGCCCAAAATAGCTGGAACTCGCGATCACGGGCGGCATTAGCCAGCTTCGAAAGCTGCGCATACTGCTTGTCAACGTTGTCGGCGCGTTCCTGGTAGTCCCGAAACGCCTTCTCAGCATCCGTGAGCATGTTGATCCACGGCGCGGATTCGCCCGGGCTTTCCTTCGGATCGTATTCAGCGTCGGCCGTGGTGGCTTCGGTCATGGGCTAGATCCTGATCCTTGACCGTGGCGGCTCTTGCGGTGGGGGGATTACAAATTTCCCCGGCGGGGCGACAATCGGCTTGTCTTCAGAGACCTCGGGAATGACCCGCCATGACAGCGACAGATACCGGAACGCATCCGCTAGATGGCTTGACCAGTCGTGGATCTCGCTCGCCTTGAACGCCTTCTTGTCGTCGTCCCATTCGCGCCGGTATTGCTCTAGCGCCGAGATACCCTGCTCCTCGCACCTGTCATGAAACACGCACCGGGCAAGCGTCTGGCGGGCCGCGTTGATGCCGTCCATCTTGGATGCATTGATGCAGAGCTGCGGGTTTAGGCCGAACTCCCGCATCGTCTCGACACGAGTGCGGCCCGAACCCCATTCCTTGATCTTGGCGTCATGTGGGACGAAATCGACGCCTGATTTCCACCCGTGTTCCTCAGCCCGCTTGTGAACCACGCCCGCGTAGTGATCGAGGCCAACACCTGATGCAGAGTAGCAATCGAGGATGAACACCTGCGCGCCGACGACCTGAAACCACCAGATCGATGTGTCGTCCTTTACGCCGATGTCCCAAGCCCGATGAACCGGCCTGCCCTCGATCGCTTCCAGTTCGGGATCGATGCGGCCTTCCTTGCGCACCGCGACCATCTCACGGGCATAGAACGCGCCGAGGATGGCCGCGTTGAACGAAACTTCATACTCTTGGGCAAACTGTGCGGAACCAAGATCCTCCCCGTATAGAGCTTGGTATTCGCTAAGGCTCTCAGTGATCTGCTCGTGAGTGAGAGCGCCAGTATCATGAATGCTTAGTGCTTCAGAAAACCACTTGGGATTGGCTTTCGCCATCTCGTACATCGCGTGAGCGTGGTTCCTTCCGCGCGGGGTTGTGATAAATGCTGCCCACCCGTTGTTTTCTTCGAGCATTGGCCGGATGTAACCCCATGATGAAGGGTTCGCCAAAGCAAACTCGGAAAACGTGACGCCCGCAACACCAGCGCCCACAAGGCTGTTGTAACGATCAGACCCGATCAATTGCCATGTCGAGCCGTTCACGAACCGGATGAACATTTCTTGTTCGTTCGTCGTCTCTCGAATTTCGTGCGGGAAAGCCTCGTCTATGCGACGTTTACCGGTATGCGGGTTGACCGCAGTCCAGAGTGCCTTTCGCGCTTGGGCGTACTCGGGTAGGGCCGTCCAGTAGGTCGCCTGCCTCTCGAAAGCTGCGACAGCAGTTCGGTGAAGAAGCACATCATCTTTACCTGCGCGACGATGCCATATGCACATGGCGCGCTTGCCGCCGTTCTCCAGGTAGGACCACAGCGGCTTTTGGTAGTCACGCGGCCTCCAGCCATTGGGTAGGAAGACCTTTGTCAATCTTGGCCCCCTTGGCTCGATTGGCCGATCTCGTCAAAACCCGAAGGTTGGTGTGAACGTGAAGGCCGCAAGACGTTTTGCCTTGAAGTGGGTAGATGTGATCTACCTCGTGCAAAACTCCCGTCTCATTCGTTAAGCGGCGGGCTTCTTCGTAGATCGCTTCAATTTTCTGCATGTCCGCCCAGACAGGTGTGGCCTGAAGCTTTAGGGCTTTGCGCTTGGCGGTTCGTGCCGCGAATTTGTGCTGATGCTTCTCGTAGGATCGACGCACAACTGCTTGGCGTGTTTCTGGGTGGCTCTTGATACGTTCGCGCTGCGCCTCTGCCCATTTGCTGGGGTTGGCTTTATACCGGTCGCGCTCTCGTTGAAGAAACTCTTCCCACCGGCTTTTACGGCGCTCGACTGATCGAGCAATCCCAGCCGCAACCTTCTCAGGGTTCTCGGCACGCCATTTCTTTAGATATTCAGACTTGCTCATTTAGCCGAGCCTTTGGATGATCACCTGCAACGGCCCGCCGCCCTCGCCCTTGTGTTCGACGCTCGCAAGTCTTGCATGAACATAAGGTGCCGCGGCCTTCGCAGCGTCCATCCGTGCTGATGTTTCCATGTTCTCGTCCCGCAGGACATCAAGCATATAGTCAAGCGGGGAGATGCCGCCGTCCGCAGCCTTTTCGCGCGCCTCTTTATTCATCTTGTTTGCGCCACCCGCTTTCCTACCAGCGTTTGGCCGTGCTCCGCCGCGAGCCAATTACCCTGACCTTTGATTGTTTGAAAGTTTTTCAGCCATTGGACCTCTCCCGGTCTGAGCGCGCGAATGGTCTGTTGTGATGAGGCTTGCCCGCGCGCATGTCCCCTTGAGCTTAGGCATCTCTGAGGATTGATGGGACTGGGCGGGCAAAGGGGTTATGCGTCGGGCAATAAACCGCTGACGCGCGCCGCACGTAGGCGCTGGGTTTGGCTTGGCGTGTATTCCCATCCTGAAGGCAATATGCCGCCATGCGCTGAGCGGTGAACATCTCAGCTGTAAGCCGGGGTTTCCCCTGTCGCTATGCAAATCACCTGCACGCAACTTAACCTAATCCCGGTTAATTTCAAGCGGCCTTTTTCGCCTCGGAAAGTGGGATGGTGATCGTTCCAGCGATGTCCAGCTTGTCCACAATCTTCTTCAAGCTCGGGTCCGTCTTAGCGGCTTTGCGGATGATCTGGCGAGCCGCGCGCGAGTCCTCCTGGAATTTCACCAACGCCTTTGCCTCGGCATCGAACAGCGTCAGGATATCGAAGAACTCGATAGGCATTGGCTTTTCGCCTACACCCACAACGCCCACGACGCCGGGGAGATCGTATAGCGCGTCCCAATCCGGATCTTGGATGAACACATAGCCGACGATCATGGCGAAACGGCGGGATTTCCATAGGTAGGGGCGAAGCCTGTCTCTGATGAGCCGTCGTTCAGCCGGCATATAGCAGGAGATACCGGCATCCGTCAGGACGCGCTCGATTGCCGAAACGTCTGGATTGAGGCTGGGCACGATGCGGTAGCCCTTGCCGCGCGTATTGCCCTTCGCGGTCAAAGCCGTCTTTTCCACCGCATATTCGCGTTGGGGCTTCTGCGAACCGGGTGCGGATCGGATGGCATACCAGGTCATGCGTCGTCCTTCAGGGCTTGGTCGATCATGGCTTCCCACTCGGCTTGTCCGCCGCGACCGCGTACACGAAAGCGTGCGGCGCGCATTGCCTCAGTAGGTTCGCGCATCGCTTCAATAGCCGCTCTCGCCTCGTCCTGCGCATCGGACCATATATCGCCAGACTCGTTCTCCATGACCCAAAAGAACCAATCCAGATCGACATACATGTCAGGCTCGCAGTCGTAGAAGCGGCGCTTGAGGATGGCGCGGGCTACACGTTCGATCATGGTCATTCCTGCTTGCCTTTCGCCTTGGCGAGAGCGGCGCGGGCCACCCATTCTGCCTGTGTGACCTTCGACTGTGCTCGTCCAAGCTCCTTAGGGTCAAAGCCGGGGACATCGGGGCCATTGCAAAGGGCAAGCTCGACGCCCTCATTCGCCATAACGAGACCATCTAAAGCCGCCACGAGCGCGTCGTTGATGTCCGCCGCTTCCTGACACAGCCCATCAGGGCGCCATTTGCCTGATCCGTCTCCGATAGGCCCCAGACGGGCGCGGAGGCGTTGTGAGATCGGGATCATGCTGCCCACCCCAACTTGTCGGCCATTGCCTCTGCGAACGTGCCCTGCCCTACACTCATTGCCGCATGGGCGGCGCAGTAGGAGCCGAACCGCTTCGGATGGCCGCAGAACAGATGCTCGCCCTTCGGCTCTGGATCGTTCACAGGCCAGCGGCAGTCGCGCGGTTCCATATCCATCAGCAGGACGTTGCGCGGCGAAGCAGCCAACGCGCGGTCGGCTTCCGTGCATTCGATGACAGGGCGCTTCTTGCGTGGGGCGCGAACAACCACCTGCTTTGCCTCCTGTGCCCATTCATCGAAGATCGTCGGCGGTCGCCTCTGCTGGGTGAACCGCTTGACCTCTGCCTTCTTCTGCTTAAGCGCCCGCTTCTTGACCGACTTGCCGTCGCGTATGCCGAGCCGGTGGAGCCGCCCGATCACCGCGTTGCGGGACAGACCGCGCCCCAGCCGATAGGCGATCTCAGCTGCGGTGAGCTTTTCCTGCTTCAACCGCAGCAGTTCCTCATCATGTTCTGACGACCAGTAGGCCATGACGCTTACTCCGCTGCTTGCTTGAGCGCCTTTTCGCGCTCATATTGGATCGCCCATTTCGAGCGCGAGACGGGCATGGAAACGACGTTCGCGGCCTTCTCAGCGATGCGCTTGCGATAGTCGCGTTCCTGCTCTGCCCAATCCTCGTAGGCGCACCGATTGAGCCATGTCGCCGCGAGCGGGATGTATGGCTTGTCGCGCTCCGTGAGGCTGCGCAGATAGGCTTTCGCGCCATCGATGAT